CCAACAACAAGCTCAAGATCTTCTCCGGCATTAACATCATAAATTAAATTTATTGCTGTATTAGTCGGATCCTCAATAGCAACAGAACCAATAGGAATCCAATAGAACTGCAAAGTTCCACGATGAAGCTTACTAACAGGAATGATAAACTTATAGACCATATCGGCCCTCCAATAAGAAAATGGGAGGCCAAAATATCCAGCAGTAGTCATTCGCATATCAAGAGCATTCGCTACACATTGATTATAAAACGGAGTAACAGGAATATCCAAAAGGACAAATCCTGAAACATGGCTTGGGGACCATGTAACCGTATTAATTAAAGTGTAACGGTTGCAAATAGCTTCAGCAGCTAATTGATCTTCACCATTAAGACCATCTAACCTAGGATCCTCACTAATCTTGTTGGCACTCATAAGGCCAGCAACTTCGCTAGGATCAATCCCATCAACTCTTGCCAAACTGGAAAAATCTTTTGAAATTTTAAACACAGGATTTGATTCCTTACTCTCTCTAGTAAAACCAAAGGCACTCAGCAAAGAGCCTCCGATGGTAGCCACTTGGGAAAAAAGTGGAAGTAAAGGGAGCAAGAAACGGAATAGCCTTACCAAGCTCAGAAGCAGCATTTCCAACTTTTGACACAACATCAGAAGCCTTCAATGCCTTCTTATGCTCAGCAGGAGCTAACGACTTCATCGCAGCAGTCGGTTTTAACTTCTTACCCTGAAGATGTGGAACAATAAGCTCCATACCATCAGCCATCAACGAAGCATACCACTGTATATGACCAGAAGTTACACCTCCGACCACAGCAGTAGAAATGGGAACCAAGGTATTAACTTGGATCTGCCACATCGCTCCCGGAATCAAACCAATCGAAGGAAGAGTACAGGCATAATCATAAGGCCAAACCCACTCTAACTGAAGAACAACACTATCAGACGCTGCTCCATCAATCATAACCACATGGTCCACCTGAAGCATATTTTGGAAAATTAAGTCTGGGCTAACAGCCAATGTTACTGGATAACAATTTGGCATAGCACTAACTACATATCTCCCATAACCTGCTCCCGGCATCGTAACAACACCAATAACTTCAATATTTGCTTTCAAATATGAAAAATTTGACATCTTACGTTTAACAGCTGGATTGTTCAAATAAAGATCCCAAGGATCAAATGTATGAATCAAACCAAAGTCAGAACCAGACAGTGGAGTCATTGCGATTAGGGTTGCTCTTTGAAAGAAATCCCCAATCGGATTTGCCTCAATTTTCTGATAAAATGTTGGATCAACATTAATCGGAGAGATTTGGGCATTCTCGCTAACTATTAAGCCAGTAGCATGGCTGAGGGTATCCTCCCCCTGGGAAATAGGTTCATCATTGGAACCTTTAACTAAATTAATTGTATTACTCATGTTAAATGTATTTCTGCCGATCAATCTGGTCTGATCAGCACGGACCCCCTTACGGGAACTTTGTAGAATTGGTTCACCCTCTACAATGGGTGCAGGAACTGCCGCACGAAGCGACCAAGTCCTAAACCCCTCTTCAGACGACTTAACAAACCAATGTTCATAAGTCTGAATATCTAAATTAGGGTTAATGGATAAGTTATATTTTTCAGCAACTTTCAACGTAAATTGAAACATTTCCTCATAATACTCTTCTCCATGATAGAAAGCTTCTCTCAAAACCTCAGACATAACCACACACGCGTGGTCAGCTAGGGTTAAGATTGAATCCTTCTTAAACATCAACATTTTAACTATAGATTTCTTGTCTAAAGCTGGAAAATAGATTTGGGATCTATCATTCCAGATAAAGTTCTTTTTAAGAACTGGACTTGATCTAGAGTTTTCCATGTTAGCGTTCCCGCAGTTTTATCTGCTGCAGTCA